CCAGATGGTAGGTAATATCCGTCATGCGGTAGAGCCTGGTAAACGAGTACTAGGTGACTTGTACAACAAGAACGGTAATTTCTTACTACCAGCTGCTAAAGCACGCTCGCTAGTACCACAGCCTGTAATTCACACTGGTATTTACCGCATGGTAATTGACTACGTCAAAGACAGCATGGCTACTTACCTACGCCATCGTGAAGGTAGCTTGGTTTACTCTACTGACATCCTCAAGCATGTGTTATCACTGAAAGCTTTGTTGGAGATGGAAGATTCGAACTGTGAAGAGAATGAAGTAGTCTGGGAAGTTACTAACGAGATTTTTGATGTCTTAGACAGACGTTTGACGGGATTAGTACAGCGTGTAGCACAATGCAATGAGAATCGCTATTTTGCTGTTAGCCTGAAAGGTCATGTATTGACGATTACAGCTGAAGAGGATTATCGCGTAGTAGAGTGGCGAGTGATTAAACATCAGGAGATGGATTTATCAGCTATTAGCGAGTTAGATGAAGATGCTGGTTTAGAGGAAGACGATGACTACTTACGCATGGGTAGTTGGTGAAAAAGGTTTGAGTCATGTTGACTGAACCTATCACTTTCGTCATGGATATCACTAGTCTGAAAGCTAGCTTTGCTGAATACTTGTCACTAGACGAGGATGATGGTAATTTGCACGAGCTACTGGATGCTTGTATCTGGATGCTGGACTCTAGCAACTACAAGCTACAGTACGCTCGCTTACAACACCTACTCTCTCACTTACGCCCCGGCGCAGCTGTGTCTACTTTGATGGTGGATACAGCTATCGCTGACCTCTACCGCATGACGAATAATTATTTTTTTCAGTTTGACTTGAGCTATAGACCACCTGTAGAGTGCTGCAGGACTATTAGCTTACTGGAAGACAGTGAGTCAGCAGTAGTTTGCTATTACTCAGGAGGAGAATAATGGCACAGTCACCTGTAGTGCGAATAGAGCTAGCTAGTCTCTTTGCTGAATTCAAACATGAAGAGTCAGATAGCTTCTCGCATGTCTTACCAGTACAGCAACTCGTCACTGACCTCTTTACGGAGAATGAGTACTCACTCTTTCATCGCTACAGTACCTACCTAGAGCAATATTATCCTACACTCACTGTAGGAGACAGACTGACAGAGCTGTCTTATTACATCACGTCTGTCCTAGACTACGTAGTACACCAGGTATATCACCTACTAGGTATACCTGAGGAGCATGTACTATCTAGCGTACGTCTAGTAGGGCTAGCTAATACAGCACTCTATCTGAGATTGGAAGCAAGATGAAACGTTTGATTGTAGACTTGTCTGCTCTAGCTAGAGTATTAGAGCAAGCTGAGTGTAAAGATATACCGACTGTAATCAGTAGCTATGCAGAGTGCGTGTTTAAGACCCTAGACACGCCACTAGTACCCCGTACTCTACGTATGACTGTCTCGACCTACCGTGTCAATTATCATGCTGACCGTAGTCTACTAGAGCAGTACGTACCTAATGCTGAAATACGCTACGGGGTACACCAGCACCTGTGTCAGCTGATAGTGTCAGAACTACTGAGTACCATTTTCAAACTGGGACTACAGAGCCCAGAGCCGATTTACGACGAGGATAAAAAACAGACTCGGTATTTTCAGTACGAGATTGAGTCAGTCTCAGACACAGGTACTTTGATTGTTTTGGTAGCTGATGCTGCTAGCACAGCTAATCCAGAGGAGACCGATACCGAGGTACCAGTATATGCAACACCAACAACTAAACTATCCTGAGTCTATTGTCCTAGACTTGACCAAAGAGTATGCCTACATGCGTAAGCTAGAAGCTGACCCTGTAGAGCATGCTCGTGTAATTCTCTCAGAGATTCTGATTACGCTACGCACTATCAGTGAGTCTGAAACAGATGTCACGCTTAAAGAGCTAGTAGAGGCTAACAAAGAGAGCTTAGTCTCTCTGTACTACCTAGACGACAATCCATTTCAAGCTATGGCTTGTCATGTAGCTAGTCACGTCATGAGTGCTATGTTTAACCTAGGTCTGATTGATACTACAGCAGGTGCCGTGTTTCCGTATCAGATTGCTAGTGTGACTGGCAAAGGCTTAGTGACACTAGAGCTAAACGAGGAGTTTTTGAATGCCTGATATTAAATTCGAACGCAAGAAGACTTATTCGTTTAAGATTTATCCTAGTGTAGTACTAGGTAATGATTTTACCAATGTGGTAGTAGAAGATATTCTCAGCCGCGCTACAGCTGAGGCATTTGAGAAAGTGACTACACTACATGCTCTGGTGTATCCGTACTTGCCTGCAGGTACGCCAGATGACCCTGATAGTTATGATTATCTCAAGATACGACACCCATCTGGTGTTACCCGCATCATTGCTGTACAGTGGATACAGATGGATACGGTAGAAGAAATCAGAGCCACTAATTGTTATGTCAAGCTAGAGAATTTTACTCCTAGCAAACTATCATTGTTGCGGGAAGCTTTGACTGCTAATGGGTTTAGTAACTTTAGTATTGAATTACATGACTAGTTAGTATTATGCACAGTGAGTACTGCTTGTCAGTACGAGCTTAGCACAGTGAGTAATGTTTATCAGTACGAGCTATGCGGAGATTAATCAATCTCTGCTTCATTGGGTAAGTCTAGAGACTCTTACGAGTATTTAGATTAAGCCTTTCATGCCTAAAGTGGTGAATGTATCCTCGATTAATTAGGGTATTAATCTTGGATGAATGGCGCTGTGGGAGGCGCAGCTGGTAGCAGATAGAAAGATGTGTAAAAACATATCAGGCGTTTGGCGAGGCGCCAGTCTACCAGCCTTTGTGGGAAGGTATAAGTACCAGGAGGGTCTTCGGACTCTCCTGGGCTTATGCCGTAAACAGTAGTTTTAGACCATTATGTTCATTATTTTTTCATCTAGTATCATCTAAGTAGATAACATGAATAAAGTTTAAAATAGGAGTAAAATAAAATGCTTAGTCACAATCCATTCTTTCTAGATGATATAAACCAATACAAGCGAAGACTAGATTTCTTTGGCGATTATGTCAGAGATACAGCTACGTATATCAGTCGCATGACTGGTGATGAATATGCTACTGTAGAGCAGCATATACGCTCTGAGATGAGGCCTGGTGGTCAGTTTGAGGTAAAAGACCCTAGGATGCTGATACTGCGTCAGGATGCTCACGGTGACCGACAAAAGGCTGTTACCACATTAGGTACTTTCCTAGCTGACGCTATTGAAAATAATGACCTAATAGCACCAAACTTTAATACGTTCTATCAACCTACTGTAAAGAAATCCTTTCAACCAGCTTTCATGAATTCCAACATTCAGAAACGCTCTAAAGATAAGAAGCTAGCCAAATCCTATCAGATGGCAGGTAATGTTACACTGCATGTAATTCATGATAAGAAACAGACTAACCGTAAGCTGACTAATAATGCAGTATCTGGTACTTACACGATTGGTAGTACACCACTAGTAAACCCTACAGCACATGCAGTACTGACTACGACTTGTCGTACCACTAGTGGCTATGCTAATGCTAATAATGAGAAACTAATAGCAGGTAATCGTCATTACTGGAATCCTGATATTGTAATTAACAACATCATTTCCATTATCAACCACACGGATTATACAGCACTCAATGCTGTACTGATTAAGTACTCTCTAGTCTGTCCTACAGTAGAGCAGACCATGGCTTGTATTAGAAAAGGTGCTTGGAATTATTGGCGTGATGAGAATAGCTACAATGAGATACAAGAGCTAGTAGAGAAGCTATTACCAATAGAGCGTGCAGCATTTGTGTATACAGGTGACTTGTATCACATTCGTGTATGTAATCCTGAATTCATGCGTGAGTTTATTGGTGAATTGATTGAGCCTCATCTAGGTGAGAATCTGGAGAATGCTACTAAAGAGTATCAGGCTATACATCCTGACTTCTTTGTAACAGCAGAACAAGTATTTGAATCAGAGATACGTGGTATTGATTTTAGTAAGATTAAAGATGATACGGATGCTAATTTGAAAAAGGTAGTAGCTACTGCATTACACATTGAAGAAGTAATAGACAAGTATAGAGATTTCATTTCTGTATTTTTCACTACTACTAATGTACCAGCTAGCTTAGCTTATTTTCCTGAGTCAGTGCGCTGTGTGGCTATTACTAGTGATACAGACTCTACTATCTTTACTACTCAAGAATGGGCATATTGGTACGGTAATGATAATTACAATTACCCTCAGGCTGATGCAGTAGGTGGAGTAATCTGCATGTTTGCTACGCAGACTATTACTCACATCCTAGCTCTGATGTCAGCTAACTTCGGTATACAGGCTGAAGATTTGAAGATTATTGCCATGAAGAATGAGTTTAAGTTTCATCCTTTTATTCCTACTGATGCTAATAAGCATTACATGGCAATGATGGCTATACGTGAAGGTAATGTGTTTAAACATCCTGAAGTAGAGATTAAGGGTGTGCACATGAAAAATGCTAATGCACCAGCAGAGATTAACCGAGCCACACACGACGCCATGGTAGAGCTGATGGATAAGATTAAGCATGGTAAGAAACTAGAGCTTACTAGCTTACTAAAAGAAGTAGCTGATACAGAGCGTACTATTGTAGCTTCTATTAAGTCAGGTTCACCTACTTATTGTCGTTACTCTAAAGTAAAAGAGCTAGCTACTTACAGACTAGGTGCTCTTAAGTCACCTTATCAGTATCATCTATTCTGGAATGAGGTATTTGGACCTAAGTACGGTACAGTAGCCGAACCACCTTACCTAATGGTAAAACTCAAGTCTGAGAATCTGAATTCAATTAACAAGATTAATGATTGGTTAGATACATTAGAAGACCAAGCTCTAGCTGAGAGATGCAGAGCTTATTTGAAGAAAACAGGTAAGAAAGCATTGTCTACGTTTTACATACCTGAAGAGATAGTGAAGTCCTCTGGTATACCTGATGAGGTATTAGATGCAGCTGACTGGCGTGGTATCGTGAAAAACATCAATAAGACGTATTACATGATACTCTCTAGCCTAGGCTTTTACATAGAGGACGATAAGGTAGCTAGACTAGCAATGGATTATTATTGACTTATCAACACGGCATACACCTAGGGATAGCAATTAAGCTATCCCTAGGCTATGTCTATACACATTACTTTAAATCTAAATATCTAACAAATAAGACACTGCTCCTATTTCTTCAAACAACTCATCTCTAAATGCACTAGGTAACTGTGTCACTATCTGATTATTCTGTTTCACACGAGTAAAATATCTTTTCAGTATATTCACTTCTTTGGTATTGCTGCTATTACCATTCTTCTCATTTAACCATAACAGCCAAATCAATAAAGGTAGTCTACTACTTATCAATACCCACATGACTTGTCTAGTCTTAGCTATATCAGGTAATTGACTATACTCCTCTAGGTTATCTTTAGTCACTAGTCCTATACTCCTCAGAGCACCTGTAAAGCTAGTCTTAGATTGCTGTAAGTATTCTAAAGCTAAACCTAATGTACGGTCTAATCGCTTAGTCCAGTCAATCACGTGAAAAGGGTGTCTAGTATATTGCTCACCAAACGGCATACCGATACTAGCACAGTACAGTCTATTAAATACAATACCATCCAGTATGCTAGGTAGCATATTAGGCAATACAAACATGTGTACAAATTGCATTACTGACTTCTCTTGATAATCAGGTACGCTCTTAGCTAGCTTAGCTTCATTATCACGAAATGCTTTATACTGCACAGCTAGCTTTTGCAGGTTAATACTCAATACAGCTATACCTCTATCACTACTGTTATTTCTACCATTAGGTAAAGACAGCTGTAATGTAGTAACAGGATGTCTAATCACTTCTATAGCTGTTATATCTCTCCAATTATCATACACCTCTTTTTCATCAAACAAGCTATCATCTACCAGTATTAATTCAGTACTACCAAAAAAGAAATTATCGTAGTGTACTTTACCACGATATACACTACTAGTAAAACCGAATACACGAGTCAAGTCATTACATCTTACATCTAGATTCAGCATGTATCTTTCTAAGCTGATATGTGTAGGTATGTTGATATTACCTAATAGTTGTACTAAGAGATGGTCACTAGCTACTGCGTATACATGCTGCTTGTAATATTGCATTACTTTCTCTAGTTCTAGTTTCAAACCAGTCTTTACATTTAACCAATCATTAGACAGACGAGTAGTGATTCCAAAATCATTCTTTAATTCAAACAAGCTAAACATGTTTTTCTATCCTCAATATACATTAATCATATCGTAATCCTAGTCCCAGACTACGTTCTATCTAGTATCAGAATACCGCACTACCCTTATTGTATAGCAGATACTGCTGACAACCTCTAGCTTCGGCTAGAGGTATTAGGAGTATGTTGCGTATACTAGCTTAATAGCACATTAGTACAGGGACGTATTCCAACTTTTTACAATCCCTTATTATCTACTTGGTGTGCTAGTAATAGTATCATCGTTCGTAAATGGATTAGTGTTAAGAGGCCTCTTACTCTAGTCTTATTCATTAACCTAACTTTAAGGAATAAAGAAATGGCCATTTCAACAAACAACGGCGTAAATCAGCCAAACCTCTCTAATGCCACTACTGTGGGTCAAACAGCACCTTTGGGTGCAGGTGGTGCTCCTGGTATTCAACAACACTCTGACGGTACATTCTCTTGGCTGAACTTGGGTGCTGTATCTGACTTTACCTTGGATACCAATCCTTCATCTGAGATTGTAACTGCTATTCGTGAAGCATTCGAAGGCTTCGCTGCTACACCACCTAAAGGCTGGGAAATCGAGACATTCGTACTCGACAACAACAACTACCAAGACCTCTGCTACTCTGTAGTAGTACTGGCAGCTCGTATCACAGCTCTGCAAGAAGCCCCTGTGGCTTACCACTTCTACTTGGTAGAAGCTACAGGTACTCCTCTGGAAATCACTACTAAAGTAGTAGACCATGAGAATGTGGAAATCATGCCTTTGGCTTCTGACGCCTACGACGCTGTAGTGCGTGATTTGGTATTGCGCGAAATCAAACTGCGTTATCCTAACTCACCAGTATTGGAAACCTCAGCTGAAGTGATTCCAGCTTCATTCGATGTGAAGTCTAAAAATCATCTCTGGGCTATCTACTGCTCAGGTACTGCAGCTATCCGTCAAATCGTAGACTTCCGCTACAATGCTAAACGTCTCAACATTGCAGCAGCTCGTAAAGATGCCTACTTGGCTGTAGTAGCACGTCGCAACTTTGACCGTGTAACAGGTGTAGATGGTTTGCCTGTACGTGCTGACATCTTGGTAGACTTGGTAGCACGTAGCCGCAAGAAAGACGATACACAGTCTCTTAACCGCTCTGTATCATCACCCATGTCTCGTGCTTGTGGTTACATCGATTTCGCTTGGGCTAAAGAGCCTGGTCAACCTATGCCGGCTACTACTTACCAAAACATCAATGGTCAATTGGTAGCTGTACAAACTCAACCTCCTGTACCCAAAATGTACGTACCTGTGTTTGTATTGACTAGTGTACAAAGCTACAACCTGCAATCCATGGAAGCTCAATTGATGGGTCTCTTAGGTCCCGCCCTCTTGTTGGAAAACAACAACTGGACTTTCGGTAACTATCCACGTAAAGGTGTAGCTAAGGGCAAACAAAAACGCCAGCTCAATGACATCTCAGCTATCGGTTTTGATATCTCAGCTGAGACCAACCCTAACGAAAAACCTGAGCGTACCAAAGACATCGACAAAGAAACCTACACCATGGGTGTACACAAAGCATGGATGGAAACGGTTTGTAAAGGTCCTGTAATGGCGATGGATGTGCCTGAGTGCGGTAGCGCTACTTGGCAGTACTCTGTACTCGTAGCAGCAGCTAACGGTAACCAAGCAGCTATTCAGCAAATCAAAGATGCCGCCGACAACCTGCTCAACGGTCACTTCAGCAAATACTTCAAAGAAGGTGCTAAAATCGTAGAAGACTGGGGTGGTCGCATTCATGCCGGTTACTACCTTGACGAAGACCGTGAGAAAGCCGATATCCGTGACGTAGACTACCTGACTGTGCTCAACATGTTTGGCGATAACGACATGAACGTAGTACGTGCTTGGTCTGACTCTTACAACAAAATGCAAGTACCTCAATTGATTCGGATGCAAAAACGCAAACAAATCATTGACAATCTTTCACCTACTTATACGCAATACATGCGTCGTGTAGTATTCTCAGGTGAATTCTTGTATGCGTTGAAAGAAGCTGCTAAAGCATGTGGCATGACTATGTCTCCTGAGCTGCCTTACACTGAAGCTACTACTGACGTACGTGCAGTAGCAGGCTTTGCTTCTGCACCATTTGTAATGCAGCCTATGATGACTGGTCTGTATCAGTCTAACAATGCCGGTACAGTGTTCAGCGCTAGTCCTAGCCACTTCACTGGCTATGTGAATGGTGCTACATTCTACCAAGGTTGATAGCCCAGGTTAAGTTAGTTAAAGTAGTATAAATACGGCATAAGCCAGGGGTAGCAATTAAGCTACCCCTGGTCATATGCCGTACTCATCAGAGTCTCGTACGGTGCTACAGAGTACCTCTTGTAGGTACTCTGTACTGCTGTACTTTATTTTTTGTCTTATTAGTATTATATTTTTACAGACTTACATTATACTACTACAATAGCAGTAGATACTTTGATTAATAGTATTTACTTTTCTTCAACCACCTCTCAAATAGGAGTACTAAATGGGTAGTTCACTCAAACTAGAGAACCTAGAGCAGGGCTTCATGCAAGCAGCTTCATCCACTGTGATAGTCATGAATGACCTAGATGATTCTTCTGAAAAACAGAAGAAAGAAATCAACAACCTGCTCTACAATGTAGCTGGTGATATTTACACCAACATACCGTCGTGTGAATGTACACGACTCAAGAAAGCCTACCTCATAGACGCAGTCTGTCCCAACTGTGGTACTAAGGTAGTCAGACGCATGGAGCAGAATATCCAACCCATCGTCTGGCTCAGAGCACCTAAGGGTGTAGCACCTTTCATTAATCCTAAAGTCTGGTACTTACTAAACGACTACTTCAATCGTAACAACTTTGAAGTGATTCGTTATATCGCTGATACTAGCTATAAGCCAGCTGCTAAAGCAGTAGCTAAGGCACACGACACTATCAGCAAGATACAAGACCAAGGTATTACAGGTAGAGGCTGGAACTATTTCGTCCAGAACTTCGATTTCATCATCGCTAAATTAATCGAATCACCTCACACCAGACGCTCAGGTAAGTCAGTAGCTGATTATCAACCACTACTAGACGTACTAGCACGCTTCCGTAATGAAATCTTCACCCATTACCTACCACTACCTAACCGTAGTCTCATGGTAATTGAGGAAAACGATTCAGGACGTTATCGTGACCCTCTAATGGATGCAGTAGTAGACGCAGCACGCACACTCACCGGTATAGACCTACCTACCTCTACAGCCTCACAAGCTACTAAAGAGCGTAGACTGGTCAAAGCCTTAGACCTACTCACAGAGTACTACGACGCTAATATACGCATCAACTCTAAGAAAGAAGGTATTTGGCGTAAGCACATATTCGGCACACGCTCACATTGGGCATCACGTGCTGTAATATCCTCCATTACAGAGCCACACCACTATAATGAGATATATCTGCCATGGGGTCTGGCAGTATCACTCTTAGAAATACACCTGATGAACAAGCTATTCAAGCGAGGTTTCTCAGAGGTAAAAGCTACTAACTTTCTCAACACCTATGCTCTAGAATACCATCCTCTCTTAGATGAACTATTCAAAGAGCTAATCGCCGAATCACCTTTCGGTGGAATAGGTGTAATCCATACCCGCAACCCAGTAATGGGTCCTGGTAGTACAGAGCTACTCTTTGCTACTAGAGTCAAGACTGACGTAACGGATGATACGGTGTCCACGTCAATCTTAGCAGTAACACCGTTTAATTTGGACTTTAAACATTAATTAATGTATTCCTTTACAGTTGTTACTATTGTATGCCTGAATAAGGTAATTCAATTGTTTTTAACATCTCATGTAAAAGGAATAAAACATGAAACCAGAATACATTACGGAAGCAACAGAGCTGACCGTACCATTCGTAAACCCGCCTTTGCTTATTAGCATCAAAGGTATTGTGAAAAGTAAGTACACTGGAGAAGTAATAGCCAGTAAGCCTACAGATACTGTAGAGCTGAACTGGATTGATGGCAAACGTCATTACTCAGTAGCTGAGTTGATGATACACGCCTTCAAACCGTTGCGTGCACCTTACACCAATTTAAAAGATTTCACAGTAGCCTTTAAAGATGGTAATGTAAATAACATACACCCATCTAACCTTTATTGGAAGCCTAAATACCTACCAATAGAGTCTGATAAGTTTAAAGGTACCTACATCATCCCTTACTACAGCCGATACAGTCTAACCAAAGACAATCTGTTATTAGATTCATTTACAGGTGTGGCTAGACCATTCTACATGGATGCTGGCTATCTCAAGATACGTCTAGTATCCGACCGAGGCAATAAACAACTGATAGCATTACATCGGTTATTAGCCATGACTTATCTACCTACGGACTGTCCTGTTGATAACCTAGTAGTAGACCACATCAACCACGACAGGTTAGATAATAGAGTAGAGAATCTGCAATGGCTTTCTAGTAAAGAGCACGGAATAAAATCCGTAGCAATGGATGAACAGAACCCAATTACGGTTTATGTTAAAAATGTCATAACTGGTGAAGAACTAACACTACCTTCTATTAAAGGAGCTGCCGCTTATTTCGGTATACATTACAAGACCATGTATCATCGAGTGTCCAGCGGCCAGAAACTCTTTTATCCTGGATTGTTATTCCAAACAGACCCAAAAGTCGAATGGAGAGAACCTTCTCAGGAGGAAATAAATCAAGTGTTATCTTCCCAGAAAAAGAAACCGCAAATTAAGATAACTGTGACTAGTAATGATGGTACTACTAAGTACTTTAGTAATCTTGCTTCGGCTGCAGAATACACTAATGTGCAAGTACGTACTCTTAAAGCAGTATCGCAGAAGAAAGTGCCTAACAGAAAACGTAATGGGTTCGTTTTCACGTTTGAGAAATTAAAAACTGGTGAAATCATTAAACCATTGGAGTCCTAAAACCTCCTTAATTGCGGGAAACACATTACAGCTTTTACTACTACCTTGTCCTAGTAATAGAGACAAGTACTGATAGGGTAATGAACCAAATCAGCACAGTGAAAACGTATTAGCTTTTGTCAATCCGCAGCGAAGCGTCCATTGATTAAAATAGTTCAATGGATGAACGTTCAGAGACTATTGGTTTAGCTAACCATTAGGGTAATGTCGTGAGACACCCTCGAAACAGGAGGCATTGTCACTAGCACTGGCACTCGTACGTACAGTCACAAGCTGTACAGAGCAATACAGGTAATGCTGTTGATGAAGATATAGTCCAAATCAGTGTATATCTACACTGCAATACATAGAGTCGTTGATTTTATGTATTGTCCTTAACAGGATGGCGATCAAATGAGTAGTTCAATGACTCTGGATAACAAGATGACGCGCGCAGCGTTGAAGCTTGCACCGCACATTAATGGCTTTACTTTAAATGCGCCATTTGAAGTATCTAGTCATGTGTGGATTCCTAAACCCACTATTGCTACACTGTCTAACTACATGCATGACCCTGAGCATAATCAGGCAGACCCTAGCAAATTAGTGAAGATGCAGACTATGTTTCATTAATGCATCTAGACAATCTAATACCCTTTTCCCTAAACCTTACCCAATGAAAGGTAAATTAAAATGACTATTTTGATTGAAGAAACATTAAAACGTCTGGAGAGTACTCCAGGCATGGTAGAGGCTATCCAAGCCTTTGGTATACCACAAGAGTTTTTCGTCTCTCAGGCTTTGATGACTATTGCCTTAGAGACACTCGAAGAGCAGGCTAAGAAAGACACAGACCAGCTCATCGAAGATTTTAATAAGTACAAGATTGCTCATCCTGATGAGTATTCACATCCTGTAGCTAGTCAGTACTTTAAGCAGTTTGAAGATGTGATTAATGACTTGTCTATCCTTATTGCTAAGGCTGAGGAGGAATTAGTACATACGCCTTTATCAGGTTTATCAGCTGAGGATATTGAGTTGTTACGTCGTGGTACTATGCAATCTGTATATCTGTCTGTATATGGTATTCGTCAGCAGTTACAGCAGTTGACTAAAGGTAACTTTGAAGCAGTAGCTAACAATGCTCCTAAAATCATTCTACCAGCCTGATAGGAGGTAGAGATATGTTTGGAGGAGTAGATGCCTTTGACGCTATGGTCTTTGGGCAGGCACATCCTGGTACGTTAAACTTTCTGACTCAGCAGTATCAACAGCTGACACAGAGTGCTGCTAATTTAGTAGGACAAGCTAAAGACTTGTTTCTGACTACAGCACAGAGTGCGTATGACAGGTATGTGTCGCCAGAGGCTCAGATGCGTATACGCTCTATGCTAGGGCAGGTAGAGGATAATACGCTACATGAGGTAGTACGACACATGTATCAAGCTGAGGAGATGCAGCAAGCTGGTTTAGTTATGCAGCGCTGGATTATGGCTGAGCCTACTGTACGAGCTATGTATTTGAAACAGCAGCTAGATGGTTATGCTGATGTATATCAGAATGTGCATGGTGAAGATATAGGTGATACGCACAAAGACTATCGCATGGTAAAAGACGGTATATTGGAATTCGTGTATGATGAAGATGGTGAGTTAGCTGGCTATGAGGTACCGCATTACATGCTGGAAGCTGAATTAGCTGAGGATGAGCCACAGCTAGAAATAGATGAACAAGTGGATATCCTGTCTACTTGGGACGCTATGAAAGCTATCATTAAAGCAGGTACAGTAGACCCGACTAGCCCTGTAGGAGGCTACCTGTAGCAGATTATAATAGACCGTAAATGGAGCAGGTACTTTTATAGTACCTGCTCTGACTATGCCGGACCTGTAAAGGTCCAGGCTCAATGAGTACTGCTTGTCAATGCGAATTATGTCGCGTATCGTAATCTGAGCAATTCTCTTATTTTTTCTTTTAAATGAAGGAGTGTATACATGAGTGACCCTAAACCAGTAGCTACTTTTACAGTACGTGGTTGGATTAAAGACAACATATCTGAGAAAGTAGATTTTATCTTAGCTAACTTCTTTGAGGCTATGCCTAGTCAGTCTTGGTTGATGCGTAGACGTGTCAAGAGTGTACAGTCTATTCTAGCTGAGCATTCAAATGACCCTGACGGCTTTTGTGAAGCTTTACAAGAAGCTCTATTAGTGGACTTTAATGACCACTTTGATACAGTAGTCATTAACGTACAGATTGATAATCCAGATGTATATCGAGTAACAGGTAGAGCTGATATACGCATCTCTATTACCATTAAAGGTGATGATAATACATTGACTAATGTAGTACGTCAGTTTAGAGAAGTAGATAGTGTATTTAAAGTAGTAGTAGATGAAGTAAATTACGGGAGTAAACAATGAGTGCAGAATTTGAAAAGATGCCAGTACAGGAGCAGGCTGAATTATTAGCACAACAATCAGCTAATGAGGCTTATCTAGCATTTGAAGAGATGATGCCTGAGTTTCAAGCAGCTATGGCTAAAGCTGAGCAAGAAGCTAAACCTAAAGTACATTACCTCATGTTTCGAGAAGTATTCTTACCTTGGTTTGCCGGTGATGAGAATAGAAAGTATCCTACTGTCAATATTACCCATTGGCTGAGTATATCAGGTAATGTGTTTCAAGCTGTAGACATTGTAGATGATGCTGGTAATGTAATCATGGAGGTACCACCCTATTTTGACAGAGACGTATTACGTATTACTGACCCAATGGGTTTGCATCGTGATGAAACTGGTAAAGAGCATCGTTTGTTACATGTTTGGCACGTAGTAGCTTCATTGAGAGACAGAGCACCTAATCAAGCTGACCGTATTTTGATTGAAGAGATTAAAGACAGACTACAGGCTGTAGGTGTAGAGCAAAAGACTATTGCTTACGCTGAGAGATGGAATCGTATCTACGAGTATTACGGTAGACCTATTCCTTTTCCAGATGTAGATGGTGTAATGGAGTACTTACGTACTGGTGACAATACTAAACTGGCTAAGCCTACCGAGACTACAGAGTCTAGTACTACTAACAATAACAATACTAGCTTTACTGATGACCCTAACGTAGACTTTGACTGGGCTTAGCATTATGCTGACTAAAGTCTTAAAAGCTGTAGCGTTTTCTGACGTACATACTGGACACAAGACTACGCCTACAGCTAACATCATTACTAGACTCAAGGAACATGTAAATTCACTCTTAGAGGATAAACCTGACTTTATCTTTATACCAGGTGACTTCTTTGACCATTTACTGACTCTACCTGAAGACGGTACTAAACTGATACAATCCTTTATAGCGTGGTTATTACAGTTCTGTAAGTTACATGATATAAAGCTCAGAGTATTAGAAGGTACACCTAGTCATGACTGGAAGCAGAACTATCTATTCATGCAAATCAATCATGACAACCAAATCAATGCTGACGTACGCTATTACGATAAGTTAGCGATAGACTACGAAGAATCTCACAATCTCTACGTACTCTACGTACCAGATGAATGGGATGAATCTACAGCTGTTACATTAGCTGAAGTAAAAGAATTACTAGCCACTAAAGGCTTACAATCAGTAGACCTAGCTATCATGCACGGTATGTTTGAGTTTCAGGTACCTTCACATCTACAGGACAGACTACCTTTACACAGTCAAGCTGAGTACGAGTCGTTTGTTAATTATCTAATCGTAATAGGACATGACCATGTACACAAGCGTAATGGTAAAGTAATTGTGCCAGGTAGCTTCGATAGACTACGTCACAATGAAGAAGAACCTAAAGGCTATATACGCTTTACCATTACACCAAAGGGTAAGGTCAATACAGTCTTTATTGAAAACACAGAAGCTGAAAGATATGTCACATTAGATTTGACTAATCTAACAGTAGAAGAAGCACTCTTGCACATAGACAACACCATTAAGTCATTACCACAGTACGCTAAAGTAAGACTGCGCTATCCAGAGAACCATCCAATAGCAGAGCATCTATCAGAACTCACTCGTACTTATTCAGACGTAGTCTGGTCTAAATCTAAGGTAGACAAAGAAGATAGACCTAATACTGTTACTGTATCTGATGTACTCTCACATCAGTATACAGCAATAGTACTAAATAGAGATACTCTACATGACAAACTAATGCAAGAGTTATCTGAGCAATACGAAGAAGTAGATACAGCTCTAGCTAGTCAGTTATTACAGGAGACATTAAATCATGTCTGAAATACACAACAGAGCATTAGGTAAGTATCCACTCTCTATAGCTACCTCCCTAGCTATAGAGAGCTTGACTAATACCCATGATGAAATCAAGCACAAGCTACCTCCACTACAGGATACAGACGTACTCTACGTCAACCTACGTACCCTAGTCAGAAACATACATGGTGCAGTACCTACACCACAAAGACACCAGCTATATGCACATGAGGTAGAAGAAGCACTCTATTCAGAGATGGCTACTATAGCTGAACTAGTAGCCCCTGTAAGGGTAGTCTACTACGCTTCCGATATGGACTTGACTAAGTATCGACATGCGCTTATCCGTAAGCAGCACACTAAGCTACAAGCACAATACGAAGGCATGTCTGTGAAAGCTATAGCTAGTGTCTTAGGACATTTCAAGCTTAATCCTACTACTCAGTATACGGTAGAACATTTCAAACTCAAGATTAAAGTCAAAGAGAAGAATCTCAAAGGTATTATCCTGACACACTTTCCTATTGACCTCTTAGCTTATACAGAGTTTAAGTCTTTACTCCTATTAGAGTCACATACAGGCGTAATCAAAGACCGTTCTCTCTGGTACACTAAGTATTTCAATGGTAATAAGACTGAAGGTATCAACCGTATACCCTTTACTGAGAAGTTCTTACAAATTTTCGGTGATAAAGAGTCATTTTCACCTATGAATCAGAAATTCAGAGAAGACATACTAGCATTAGCTAAGCGCTATAATTGGACGTATCTGACTACTGATGATAAGGTGAAATACTCATTAGATTCACTACTCAACCCAATGGAGAAGACCCTCTATCTACAACTCTAGTATCTGTTTACTCACCAGGTGTAATATATTTAAGCTTATACGCTTACCATTAGAGCTTATCTAATAGAAGCGTAGCAGTATTACACCTTCTTTCTTTTAACCAATCATCCCTGCAGGAGATTACAAAATGGCTAACTACCCAAACCGCAGTACTGAGAAAACTGCACTCTCTATTAAACCACTCCAGCTCTATGCTAAAAACTCAGACGACAAATGGGCTAACATGGTCTTCAATTTTGTTACTGGACGTAAGAACGACCCAGCTTGTTTGGACATTACTGTCTGGACTAATGTCGTGTCTGATGCTGATAAGTCAATCAAAGCTTCATTAGACTTCTTGTCTATTGGCATGTTTGCACAGACACTACGCAATACCATCTCTCAACCAGATGGTACTGAGTATAAAGCACCTATCATGGATATCTACGTTACAAAATGGACTAACAAAAAGCCTGACGGTGAGTATGTATCTACTAAACTCTTAATGGGTAAAGATGCTGATGGTAAAGTCTGGATTGCCTTAGCTAGCACTAAACAAGGACGTCCTAACATCAAGTTCTACTTCTCCAACAACCGTTTACGTAAGTATGTAAATCGTGACGGTAGCCCACTGTCTGATGCTGAGCATTCTAAACTAGCAGCTCAGAGCTACCTTTGGGCTATTGAGCATGTAGTACCTGTATTGCTTGTTAAAATGTACGAACCTGAAGAACCTAGCAACAATGGAGGAAGCAGTAATAACAACTCAAACCAATCATCAAGTCAAGCACAAGACTTTGACGATGTATTCTAATTAAAACACACATGACATAGACAGAGGAGTAGCTAAATGCTACTCCTCTAGGTATGCCTCGTATAGCCTAACTCTATTCTTTTTTACACACACATTATATTTTTGCATTGTGTAAACGATGCGTTTGCAAACACATTTAATTTAAGGACAATACAAATGCAAGGACAATTAATCAGAGCTCCTGTAGCAGATATTGAACTCAGCCACAATGAAGAGACTATCACTTTTGACATTAGCTTCTTTGAAAATGTAAATGGTGATAATTTCGGTACCGACCAGTCACCGATACTCATTGACCCATTAGCTGAGCTCAATCGCTACTGGCATGCAGCTAGACCTGATAAGCAGACAGCTATCTTCAATTGCTTTAAAGCCATGCGTCAAGCACTGGATGATAGATTGAGTTTCGATGAGTTACAAGCAGTATTCACACAGCAGGCTATTCTCTTGATGGAGTTGCATTCATTCGAAGACATGGACTTCTTTATTCGCAACAACATTCACATGCCTATACCAGCAGATATCATTGATGTATTTGACCCTACTACTAGTGATCTAATCGGTACACGTGAGCGCACTTACGTAAAAGAGGATTATCGTCAATTGATTATCCTAGCACTCTGCATTAGACCACTAGGCATAGTCTGGGGTGAATATATCAGATACGTAGAGAATGAAGTAGGTACAGTCTGGAAAGAGTACAATGCTTATCAGATGCTGATGAACACTTGGGTAAAAGAGTCTAGACCATTTCTTAGACTGAAAGAATTTGTAGATGGCAATCTAGAAGCTGCTATTATTGAGAAAGGTGAAGGCATTATCGCACCGGCTATTGTAGCGGGTATCGGTAGTAGCCAATATCCTGATTGGTTATTGAGCGTAGCCATGCTAAGACGTCTAGTATTCTCAGACTTAGCCATGCGTAAGCCTGATACCAATCTGATTAAAGCTGTCTATTCGTATCTAGGTACTAAGATTAATAATGGGCCTAGTTCGTTTAAAGGTAGACTCAATAACAAAGTACTAGAGAATGACTCTGGTGGTGAAGAAGGTAAGCTATCAATCCTAGAGAGCTACAAGTCTAAGATTGATTTACCTGTAGGTAGAGTAGCTGTAATCGAACATCTACTGACGGCACAAGAGCAATGCTTATCTGTAGGTCAAAGTGTACAACCTGACCTAGACCCTACACTACTACAGCACTTTCTAGAAGCAGCTAGTCAGCTGATGCCTTACATCATCTCAGATGGACAGGTATTAGTAGCACAGTATACACTCTCTACTAGTATCCATGCTAGGTTCTTTCCTAGACTAGAGAAGATGTATCTACTAAATGCATTAGCTATTACCTCAGCAGTACTCTGGCAGAGAGGTTTTCAGCAATTAGCATTATTAGTACTAGCTTACCCAGCACCAGCTGAGACAGGCTACATCACACCAGATGAACCAATGAAAGTATCCAACGAATTGATGGAGCGCTTAGAGTCGTTTTACCCTTATACTAGACGACTCACAGGCAAACAAGCTAAACGTCAAGTGAAAATGGGTGCTAACATCTTGGACATCTTCTTCAAGTATTTCTGTCGTAATGACTGGATTACTCTACTCCCACCCCACTTACTCACCCATCTACCTTATCTCGAGCAAGACGGTCTGTATCGCCAACAGACTGACCTCAAAGTAGAACTAGCTCGTTTTCTGGTAGACATTAATGAAAGGCTAAAAGATGAACTACCCCGTACAACCGCTTTCTAATGCTGGTAAAACCAAAAACATGCGTATCACTCAATTAGTCATTATTGAGACTGGTACTTACAACCAGCAGTTCTTGCGTCCGTATACCATGGACGTACGTGCCGATACCATGGACTTACTCAAGAATACTATTCAGGATGCACCTACGATTGCTAGCTCTACCCTAGCTGGTATCAGTAGTCAATTCTTCCGTCCTGAAGTAGCGCCAGAGTCACAAATCATTATTCCCAATGGCTGGAACCAAAAACGCTTTCGTTTCTTCCTACAAGTAGAGTACGAGAAGTACGACTTATTACATCAGGAAAACATCTTGGGTTATACTGAGTACGATGGTATCAGTACACAGACTAACGCTATTGATGAGCAAATGCGTTTCTTTGTAAACAGCATCTCTACTCTGCGTACTAGTGTAATAGCTACAGCTAATGGTCTGTCACAGACACGTACTGTAACAGGTTCATCTCAAGTACTAGATGATAACAACTGGCAACCTGGTAGAAACAACATCTACAATACAGCACCTAGCTTTCACTTAAGACCACAAGACCTCTTCCAGGTGATGTCTACTAGTCTAGAGCGTGAGTCATTGAATCTATCAGGTGGTAATCTGATTGATGCACGTATCATGACTAGCAATGAACCAGTACTCTCTCGACGTAAGAACAATCTAGGTGCTACTTACACTAGTACCATGATTAATGGTTTTCTTGCAGCTAATAATGACATGATGGGTACGGTAGACGACATCTCTAACTCAGCCATGGGTTATGTGCGTGATGATGCTATTATTCAAGACGCATTCTTGTCTAAGCTACGCTCATTAGCAGGTACGCAGACTTCAGCGTTTACGATTCGTGACTTGATGAACATCGACCCTAATGTGACTCATGTTAAGAAAATCATTCACTTGAAACCAGCTGAGCGTGCTACGGTGCATCAAATTGGTCAAACTGCTGATTGGGGTGATGTGACTATCGAGACACAATACGCTACTATCCTTTCACAATCCATCCCTTCACTGATGATGGACTTAGGTCTAGTAAAGGCTATTATCGTATCGCATAACTCCACTGTCAATGGTATTCCAGAGACTACATTACAAGACATCAAGTCTTTTGCTAATCAAAACTTGACTGTACCAGCTCGTACTCTGATTACTAATATTGACCACATTGTAGTACGTGACATTAGCTACAATAATCAAATGCAATACTCATTTGTAGCTACGGTAGACCTAATGGGTGAATCCGTATTCCGAATCTCAGTAAACGGTGGCCCGTTCATTGACTATTGCATGCCAAGCTTTGCTGATGCTACACTCACACCTGTGACTACGATGAATAATAATCGTGTCTACGATATTAGTCAGCAGTTTAATACTCTGCTCTCTAACTTAGGTGTAGGAGACATGTATCAAGAAGGTATTATTGCAGCTGATACAGCTTCAGGTTTGTCTGTACCTCAACAGAATTGGCAGCCTGTATCCATGCCTACAGAACAACACAGTTTTGTAGTACAGGATAATACAGGCTTTTAAACACTCTTTAAATAAGGACTTTTCATCATGAAGCTTTTACAACTCTACGAAGCACTCTTACAGACAGCAGGTTTTACTGTATCTGAAGATGGTGCTGTCTCTACTGTACTCACTGGTAAGGAAGAACCTACTCTTATCAGTGGTAAGCGTCTAGTGATTCCTACACGTCAACAGCAGATGGTAGGTGATTTTAGCAATCGTGTCATGTTTCACCCAATGGCTGAAAACATCATGAAAGGTGAAACCACTGCCATGTCTCGTTTCCGTACTGCACTTAACATGCGGATCAACTTGACTGTGGCAGCTCTCTTAGGTCAGCTAGCACATATTGCGTCTTCTACTGAACTACAAGCTAAGCTTGACCACTCACAGACCCACTACATTACAGGTGTAGACAAGTCTGATGATAAAACAGAGCTTAACATCGTCAAGCTTATCAGTAACATGGATATTGCTGATGCTTCTACTAACTTTGTACGCCTATCTATTAAACGTTCAGCGGTATTAAACGGTAATAAACACATCCGTGGTTGTATCGTAGATTTCCCATTACTCAATGAGCTGAAAGCAGCATTAGAGTCAGGTAAGTACACAGTACAACACACCAAGTTGCGTAAGCAAGACGTAGTCAACGCTATTGCACTGTTAGAGGCTATCTTACCACGTGCTAATGAGACAGATGAAGATGCGTATTCAGTAGGTGTCAATACTACTACAGCGCCTACTGTAGAAGCCTTAATGCTCTCTGTCTACAAGTTAGTCAAAGACCTCAATAAAGTGGTATCACTCTTCTTTGAAAAAGGTACTGACGAGTATAATGCATTTCACTTCCGTACTGATTGGTACAAACACATTAAGAACGCTAGCGACTACGCAGTAGAAATTCGCACTATTCCTAGCGTGACTAATGAGGATGACCTCACTACAGCTACAGGTGATACAGTAGCAGAGAAAAAGGCTAAGGCTAATAAAGTCTCAGCATTCAATAAACCACTCAAAGACTTTGACGAGCCTGTAGCTGCTACAGAAGCTGTTACAGAGTCTACTGAAACTAAAGAAGAAAGCAAAACCATGAGCATTACCGAACCACCACGTGAACGCTGGACCGTAAAACAACCTGTAGCTCCACAGCAGGTAGACATCTACGGCAGACCTATTGTAACTACAGCTCCTGTAGCTGCTGCACCAGTAGTACAGCAGCCTATGGCACAACCTGCGCAACAGGTTACAATGATTAACGGTGTACCTTGCGTACAAATCAATCAGAATGGTCAATGGGTGTGGGTACCCGTACAGCAGGCTCAAGCAGTACCACAGCCACAACCTCCCATGGCACAGCCTCAGCCAGCACAACAGGTAACCATGATTAATGGTGTACCCTGTATACAGATGGTACAAAATGGACAGGTAGTGTGGATGCCGGTACAAGCACAGCAACAAGTACAACAACAACCTGTAGTAGCACCACAGCCAGTATCTCATGCTGCTCCTAATAGTGTATTCAGCATGATTGCTGCTAGCAATCCAGCAGCACTTAATGCAGCACAAGCTATGCCAGCCGGTAATGCTATCGTAGGCTACAATCACCAAGGTCGTCCTGTTAATGCAATGGGTCAGGTAATTGGTGAGTACGGTTATCCAATTAGAGGGTAGAGTAAACTAGCTGTACGAATTACGATGAGTGCGGCATATTGAGAGGAGTAGCTTAATGCTACTCCTCTTTTTCTTTTGCCTATTTCTTAAACGTAATGTAAGTGTTGTAGAGCGTACGGATATAATCCTCGTTAGGTACTAGCAGTACGCTCATGCCTAAGCGGTAATCCCTAGGAGAGACAAAGTCATTACAGCGCATCACTATCCAAAAGTAATCAATACTCATGCTGCTAAATTCAGCTAGTAATCCGTAGAGATTACCATCATACTTGGCTTGTGCATGTGGAGTAACAACCATTTCAGTACTACCGTTTTTGATAGCACCTAAATGGTCTTCTATTACTTGTCTGAAACCAGCATCGTAATAGTTAGTAGACTCTAGTCTATCCATCATCAAAGCAATATCCACAATCCAGTCTCCTGTCAAAATAAAGTCATAGAGACACTACTGTATTACAGTCACTTATTATTACCTTGTAGGCTATACAGACTATCGTAGTCTATACAGACTATATACTTTTTCCATTTACCCAATTAAAGGAATAAAGCAATGAATAACCCACAGAACAACCCTAACCAGATACATCCAGAACTGATGTCTCTGTCCTGTCTCAATCCATGGGATGGCGCAAACTCATCAGGTCGTAAATACATGTTTGCAGGACACCTAGGGCAGACCCTCTCTATAGCTGCGCCTACTGAACGTCGCGTGCAAACAGGCATGGAACGTGAGTATGGTAAATACACATTCAACATCAAGATGCCTGAAAACGGACGTGTAGTAAAAGTACTCAAACTCTATCCCACGACAATGGGTTACGATAATATCCCTCATTCGCCGCTTACTCTCATGATTTACGAAAACGAGAATGGTGAATATGGCTGTGTAGAAATTACAGACTACCACTACCATTATCACTACTACGGTTTTGCTTATAAGCCCATGGCTGGTATGTCTAAGCTCAGAGAAGGCGAATACATAGCTGAAGGTACTGTATTCATGGATTCCAATGCTGTAAAAGAAGATGGCGCTTATTGCTACGGACGTAACACCAATGTAGCGTTCATGTCTATACCTGAGGTGGCAGAAGACGCTATTGTAATCTCAGAATCAGCACTAGAAGCATTCGGTTATCGTACCTACGAGAAACGTAGTGTCTCTTACGGTAAAGACAAATTTCCTATCAATCTTTACGGTGATGAAAACATCTATAAACCGTTTCCTGATATCGGTGAGTACTTACACCCTAAAGGTCAACATGCTGGTATGCTAATGGCTCTCAGGGAGTACGATGAAGAGTTAGCTGGTATTGAGCAGTCAGCTATAGCTTGCAACTATCCAGACATTACCTTTGATGAGTGTGTATACGCAGCAGGTAGAGGTGGTAGAGTAGTAGACATCCGCATCTATCATGATGTCAATAATAGCTGTGGTGGCACAGATGCAGTAATGGCTGAACAACCACTTAAATACGACAAAGCTAGACGTAGGTTCTATTCAGAGCTAGTACAGTTTTATCGTGAGAAAGCTAAGACACACAAAGAGCATTTTAAGCTGACACCAGAGCTACACCGCTGGATATTAGAAGCTATTGCGATTATTGGTGAGTTCCGTACACACAAGGTAAACGACAAGATAGAGATGCTCTATCGCAAGAAACCATTGGATGAATGGCGTATTGAGTTTACTATTGAGTATTGCCACGTTCCAGGAATAGGTGGAAAACAGACTGATACTAATGGGGGTATCTTAAAGACATCTGGTCATTACTAAAATAATGATGGATGTTTAAGTGCCCGTCGAGATATGTCTAAGGACTGATACTCGGCGCTTCTCTTCTAATTGACGGGAATACCCTAAGAGCCTTGTACACTAAGTCAGCACAGCAATGTAGTTGATGGCTAGGAGTAATTAACCTAGGTACAGTAAAAGAGACAAGGATGTTACAATGGGCAATCCGCAGCGAATTTTCCAGTAGTATATTGGAAACACGTTCAACGACTAATCGGGATTAGACCACCCAGTATTGCACTAGTGTGCGAGAAACGGAGAGCGTTGCTGCTTGCGCAGCAGCGGAGATATAGTCTGCTCTGCAGTGAAAACTGCAGCTGCTCTGTAATAGAGCGCGTAGTAATTAACGACTACTACGGAACACAAAGGAAAGGTGTTATCTGTACAGTACGCCCAGACCACTTGATGCCTTACGATGCTAACGGGGTCAGAGCTGAAATGATTATTGATGGTAATGCTACATTCTCACGCATGAATTTAGGTCGTAAATACGAACTATTTGTTAATTCAGCTTCTAGAGATTTAGTAGTAGAACTAAAACGTAGATTGCAGGTACAAGGTAATGAGCACAATCTCTTTACTATTCTACAGCAAACAGACAGAGCTGTCTTTGATGAAGCATGGAATCGACTTATGCGTTATTATCAAATACTCTCACCTAGACAGTATCGCATGATGACTGAAGAGTATACAGCGCCACGTGAGCAACACATGGAATACGTATTGAAGAATGGTATTTACATCTATCTACCTACGGATAATGAACCTGAGTACATGTCCTACGTAGAAGCTATTCAGAAAGAGTTTCCACCTACCTACGGTCCTGTATACTTTCAAGATAAGCAAGGTAATGTACATCAAACCAAGACTAATGTACGCATTGCTGAGCTGTATATCATGTTACTGGAGAAAACAGGTAAAGACTGGTCAGCAGTATCATCAGGTCGTGTACAACAGCACGGTATCCTAGCTCCATTGTCGGCTATGGATAAAAACAATACTCCTGCTAAGCAGCAACCTACACGTTCATTAGGTGAAGCAGAGATTCGTAACTTTGCTTCTTACCTATCACCAGTAGTAGCAGCTGAATTAATCGACAGGAATAACAATCCTGAAGTGCACAAAGAGATTGTACGCAATATCTTAGCAGCACCTCAGCCTACTAATATCGAAGAGGTAGTAGACCGTAAGCGATTCCCACTAGGTTATTGCAAGCCTTTACAGATTGCTAAACACTTAGCTTATTGCTCAGGCTATTCTTTCCGATATAAACCTGTAGATACCCTTACTAAACCGGAGTAATATATCATGCTAACTATTCAAGCTAGACAACTTTTACAGTACTCTACTCAAGAGCTATCAGCAGCTCTTACAGGTGAATTTAAGATAGTATTTGAAGACGGTGTAGAGCTGCAGACTAATGCAGCTCAGACACTTTATTCTAGCCACATCTGGGACTTATTACGTAAGTACCCAAAGACTGTATTTACCAGTAAGATGCATCTTTCAACACATCTTAAAAAGAGTAAGTTTAACAGTAAGACTACTAATAAGTGCTACTCAGAGCATTTCAAGGAAATCATTGCTGCTTACTACTTGAAAGAACCAGGTTTCTCACGTGAAACACTCATGCGTGAGATTTACGAAGTCAATAACAACATCTACAACTATTACTCTATTCATTCCTTACCTTGGGTAAGTAGTTTAGATATTATTGATTTTAAAGAGGTCCTGGATAACAAAGATATCATCGAGATTAAAGCGAATATCGTAGAGACGCCACAAGGTGTTATTGATGCACAGAAGAAAGTACTAGCTACATTGATGGAGAGTCCAGTATTAGACAATAACCGCATCGCACAAGGCGTCAGAGCTGATATTCTATCAGCAGGGCAAGTAGCCAAATGTATTGGGCCTTGCGGTTATGTGACAGACATGGATTCGCATATCTTCCCTAAGCCTATTCTCAGAGGTTTTGCTGAAGGCTTACGTAGCTTCTACGATTCCATGATTGAATCACGCTCAGGTGCTAAGTCATTATTGTTCGCTAAGCGTCCACTACAGACTACCGTGTACTTCTCAAGACGTCTGGAGATTGTATCAATGACATTGAGGAATCTACACCATGGTACAGACTGTGGTAGTACAGAGTATCTTGAATGGTTTATTAAACCAGAAGAGAGAAATGAAGAAGGTAAAGTAGTCTATTCAGGTGACCTAGCTCAACTAGCAGGTAAGTATTACCTAGATGAGACTACTAATACTCTCAAGATACTGACTAAAGATGATACGCACCTAATCGGTACTAGAGTGAAACTACGTTCAGTATTACACTGTAGACATTCTGACCCGTATGGTGTCTGCAGCACTTGCTTTGGCGCATTATCTATCTCTGTACCAGAGGGTACTAACCTAGGGCACATTTGTACTGTTACCATGGCTATGCCAGTAAACCAATCAGTATTATCCGTGAAACACTTGGATAATTCAGCTGTAGTAGATTCAGTCAATATCAGAATAGAAGACCTAGCATTTATCAGACCAGCTTCTGATGGTCAAGGCTATCGAATAGCTAAAGACCTAATGAAGCTAGAGCCTGTGCTAGTAATCAAAAAGAAAGACGGTAGCTATTTCTCACACATCGCTGATGTAGCCGATGTAAGAGAACTACCTGTAAATCGTATCACAGAGCTAGCAGAAGTATTTATCGAGTGTTATACTCGTGTGCCTACTAGTCATGATGAAAAGGACGTGACTCCTCGTGTAAGACACCCGCTAGACCTATCTATTCAGAGACGCAAAGCTAGTTTCACACACGACTTTCTAGCACATGTTAAGAAGGTAGGCTGGACTCATGACCACAAAGGTAATTTCTTGATAGACTTAAAAGGCTGGGATACTAGTCTAGACTTTGCTACATTACCACTGAAACACCACAACATGGCTGACTATGCAGCTGATGTAGCAAACATCATTGAGTCTAACATGAAAGAGATTAAACGTAGACGGATTTCTACTACTACGGAAATCATTACTAGATTATTCGATTTAGTAAATAGTCGCAACAAGGTAAATCTAGCTGTACTAGAAGTGATTCTATTGTCAGTATTGACAGTAGATGATACTAAGTATAACTATGCGATACCTAAGGTACAGACAGGATATATGCCTACTACAGCAGATACTGTATTGTACCATCGCAATGTAGCAGCAGCTATGTCCTACGAGCAGCATGTCAAAGTACTCAATGCACCTGAGAACTTCTTAGTAGAAGACAAGCCGGATCATCCATTTGACTGGCTCTTAGTACCAGAGGAAATGATAGCAGCAGGTAGGTCAGCTGATTATTGATAATTTAAAGAATAGACTGCAGTGTAAGCACTAGCTGCAGTCTATTTTCTTTTTGCTTATTTAGAAAATAGACTGCTTACTAGGAGAATACATTCATGTTCACTATTTACAAATACTCACACTTTTTCAAGATACAACCAAAAGACGATACACAAAAGGAAATCTGTAGACAGTTCACAATACCTTTAGTACAAATGGGTACTGTCTATCAACAAGGTAGATATACTCAAGTACCAGTAAAGGTATTTGCAGCTGCTACTAAAGACAGAAAAGAATGGCGTTTTCACATTACGCTATTAGAGTCATTCCTAGACACTCTCAGAGGTAAAGCTATCTCTGAAGACAAAATAGAAATCATTGAGATGGGTTTTGAGCCTAGCGTCAATCCGCAAGTAACACACACCATCAAACCAGGCTGGACTCCACGTCCTGTACAGCTACCAGTACTAGACTACCTCTTACACCAAAAGGTAAAAGCTAATCACCTAGTAACACTCTCTACAGGTGTAGGTAAATCATTGTGCTCTATGTTTGCAGCTGCTGAAATGGGTAAACGTGTACTCTATCTACTGCGTCCAGCATTCATGGATAAATGGTTTGATGATTTACACAAGACTTACGAGCTTACTAAAGAGGATATAATCTCTGTATCAGGTTCTTCCCAACTAATGGGTTTATTAGCACTAGCTAAAAATCACCCTGATAAAGTACCTAAAATTATTATCCTCTCGAATAAAACTTATCAGAACTATCTGAAAGCTTACGAGAAAGATGGTGCAGCTATTCTAGAACAAGGCTATGCTTGCTTACCAGACGAAATGTACGAGCATTTAGGTGTAGGTATACGCTTCATTGATGAAGTCCATCTAGATTTTCATCTTAACTTTAAAGCTGACCTATACACCAATACAGAACATGCTAGTGCGTTCTCAGCTAGCCTGATAGACTCACAACCTTTCATCGTGCGTATGTACAATATTGCTTATCCAGTAGCAGACCGATACAAAGCACCACCACCTAAGAAATACATTGAAGCTAGAGGAGTACTCTACAAGACTCGTGACAATCTTACACCCAAGATTAGTTGGGCAGGTCGTAAAGAGTATTCCCATGGTGCTTACGAGCAATGGATACTGAAATCACCTACTCTTACTGATAATTATCTAAACATGATAAACGACATTGTACAAGGTGAATATATTGCCAACTATCGTGAAGGTGATAGACTCCTTATCTTCTGCTACTCTATTGAGATGGCTTCAGTGCTGACAGAATACTTCAAAGAACAATATCCAGACAAGTCAGTAGAGCGCTATGTAGAAGAAGATGCATTCGCTAATGTCATGGAACCAGATATCCGTATTTCGACAGTACTCTCAGCTGGTACAGGTATAGACATCAAGAAACTCAAAGTAGCTATCTTGACTACTGCTATTAGTTCAGAGAAGTCCAATATTCAAGCTCTAGGTAGATTACGAGAACTAGAGAATGATGATAGAGCACCTGTCTTCTTTTGGTTGACAAATGAGAAGATAGATAAACACATGCGCTATCATGAGAGTAAGAAACAGCTATTTGCTGACCGTACACTCTCGATTGGTGAGCGTTATTACGATAAACCTATTTAATAAATTCCAGTTAGAAATAGGTACTTATCATTGACATGTACACATGTCGTGGTCTTTAGACCCACGATGCGAGCATAGCTGCACTGTCGTAGTCTTTATCACTCTAAACAGCATACACCCTAGGAGAGCCTATAAAGCTCTCCTAGGGCTATGCATGCATTTTTAATCTTTTAATAAAAGGAAAATCCTAATCATGAAAACTAAACTCTATATCAGTTTTCGTACAGCCTCGCTGTACAAATCACGCATTACAGACTGTTGCTTCTATTCAGTAGCTGAAGACAATTCAGCTATCTGTTATCAGCTAAATCACACAGGTTTCTCTACTAAACAAGTAGAAGACTTCAATGAAGTATTAGAAGACGATAAAATAAATCTAATTACTATCTCAGTAGACAAAATAGACTCTGTATTACGAGCTATAGCTAATCCATGCCTCAAGAAGCTCCATAGCAGCGCTGTATGGGCTGCTGAGTGCCTAGGTATAAGCTACCCTACCTACTTTACTACAGACGAGCTCTACGACGCTCTACGAGCCTGTAATTAGCATATCCATTTACCCACCTACTACTTAAGGAGTATACTCATGAAAGCAAACCAAAACCAACTAGCATTAGGGCTAACAATTTTATCTATATTGCTACTGCTAACAGTACTAGCATTATTAGACACATTAGTGTAAAGATTTAGACACATGGCCATAGCTCAGGGATAGCTTAATTGCTATCCCTGGGTCTATGCTGCGCTCGTCGAGACTCGCTTAGCGGGTCTTCGACCTGCTGGACACGTAAATCTAAATTATTTCAAAAGTATATTACTTGTTTGAGAATAATCAATACTCTTATTCTTAACTTGTAGACGCCGCATGAGACTTGTACTAATGCGGCATAGAAGGTAGGGTATTGTACCCTACTCTCAGAGTCGTGTTAATCTTCGATTAAAACGGCATACGCCCAGGGATAGCTTACACTACCCCTGGTCCGTATTAACTAGCGTCTGTTGATTTAAAGAGAGTCAGTCAGCGGACGCTTTCATTGATGACTCTCTGTATACCGCACTATAAGTGCAGAAAGGGCTCTAAATGAGTACCATAATCCACGTAGCAAAGCTACATATAATCCTAGCAGTAACTAACAAAGTGATTGCTGTTTACCATAAACGCATTCAACAATGCTTAGACCCTGTAAAAGGACCAAAGCTTTTAAGACGCTACGGTAGTAATTACATAAACGCCTTAACTGAAGCAGTCACTCCCATCATCTTGATTAGAGATGAAGCTAAACGTCAGTTGGAACAAATAAAGCAAATAACAGAAAGGAATACCAACCTAGAATACTGACCTAGTGTCCGCGCGACACAATCCACACATTAGATAAGGAGTAGTCTAATGTCAAATAGGAGTTTAGTAGATACCAGAGGAAGGGTACGAATACAGACGTGAATTCGTATCGGTGTCTATTAATAAGCGTTATTCGTGTAACCAGTACTCATGTAACTAGTACGTTTATTAATGGATATTCATTCAGAGCAAAAACACGGCAGGGTAGAGTAGGTACAAGACCTACTACTGCGCTGGACTGTACCTCTGGTCAGTCCAGCATAGTGCCTAGGGGTAGTCGCCTCTACCCCTAGGCGTATGCCATTCATTTAGAAGACTCTACAGAGTATTACCGAGGACTATCTCTGTAGGGTATTTTTGTAAAGTCCTCATTACAGTCTCAAATGAGACAGAAAGGTTTCGTAATGAAACTGAACATTAAAACGGAAATTGAAGATACGATTTTAACAATCTACTTCATAACATCACTGTATTACACTATACCACATATTGCATTGTGGTTTATAAAGCTAGTAACATCGATATTCTACTTCTTCATGTTCTTCCCAGAGAACTGGAACTTAATAGTAGAATTCTTCACCCTCTAGAAAGTAATACAGCATGAAACCTTTTTCCACAACCACCTACCCATTTCACTACTATTCAAACAGAGAGTAGCCTACCCAGCTACTCTCTTCTCTATACCTTTATTTTTTTTTTGCTTATTTACCAGCTTCAGCTTCTAATCTAGCTAACTTAATAGCCTCAGCACGTGAACGCTCGTTCAATACTTTGTCACACTCATCTAAAATCAACTCTACCTCAAAGTGAGGTCTAGCTAAAAACTCAGACCAGCTCAAACCAAATATATCCTTTACCTCACGTTCACGATACTGTGTCATACGTCGCTGTAATAAACTACCTACTACAGCTGACTCTGACTCATTAAAGTACACTAAAGCTAAAGGGTCTTTACTAGCATCATGGTCAAAGACCCCGTACCGAGTCTCGTACTGCTCTAGCAAATACTGTCTAGCCAGTACAGGACTCAGTTTCTTTTTCACTTGTAATAAAGTAGCCATGAGCATTTCCTCGTATCTATCGTAGTCTAGATACGCACCACCAAACTCAGGACTATTTACATGTGTTAGTTGCTCCGGTAAGTTACCGCCATGGCTCGGTTGACTAGGAGCAGTAAAAAAACCGCTACAGCGTCAATAGGGAACAACATCTCAAATCTAGGCAGAGCTAGTTTCTCCTCAGTAGCATTGTAAGCAGGTACTGCAATAATAGCTACAGTACTGTCATCAATGAAACGTTTAATCTCAGAGAAGAACTTAGCACGTAAGTCATCATCTTTACTCAAATCATTCAAAATGAGCTGTACCGTGTTTTCTTCATCACGCTCGTAGTTCTCCCAATTATCAGTAATGGGATTCAATACTGCTACAGAATCTACAAAGTGGTCAAACTGACGCATCAATGTAGCTTTAGACTGAGTACTAATGTATTCATTACGTTTAGCCTCAGTAGCATATTGGAAGTTCTCAGTAATAAACTCACTGATACCTTCAATCCAAGCATAACCTGAATCAATGTGCTCAGTAGCACTAGGTACACGTAAAGTCACACGTACACGGTCGCTCAACTCTACTACACGATTACCACCACGTTTAAACTCAGCCTTATACATGGCTAATGACTCGGGTGATACACGCTGCTTAGGATTACCCATGTGACGTTTTTGAGACTCTGTCAAGCTATTGGTATCAATCCATTGTAGCTTACTTACATTGATTTTACCAGACTGTACGACAGTCTCTTGTCTGTCTTCAGTAATCACTGGACGTGCAAAGTTGAAACCATTCTGATAGATACTACAAGCTAGACCCCATGCTACATGTGGAATATCTAAGCTAGAGAGATTCTCTAAGAAACCTTCTTTACCAGTAGTCAAATTAGTATCAGCTAACCACTCTACTGCAAAATCCAGTACTAGCTTATTCATGTAACTAGCTTCATTAATCAGTGCAGCACCAAACAGCTTACGTCCTAGATTAACTTTGACATTAGTCATTTGGTGATAAAACGCGAGTAGACTATCTTCATCTGGTGTATCAAAAGTAGCGTAGAAGCCAGAGTGAATCAAAGGTACTACAATTTGACCACCACTATTCAAGAAGCTACGTACACGAGTCACAGCACGCTGGCCAGTTACTTTTACACCGATATCATCAAACTTAGGACGGCGTGCACCGATACCACCATTCTCAGTACGGATGTTTTGATGCCATTCACGAGCTGGGTCTACTGAAGTATCAAAGTACAAGTCATTTACCATGCGTGTAGTGAGTGCCTCTTCAATAGCGTTAGCATGTAATTGACTCTGCATAGGCAGCTTTTCTAAATCCCCACCACTTTCTTCGTAGTACTCCAGATTACGAGTAGCACTTACCTTTTGGTCAGCACCTGGAATATAAATCACAGCTGGAATCTTTTCATCAGCTTTATCTTCCAGTACTTCAGATGTGAGATTAGCATTAGGTTTAGCATTCTCAAATACTTCACCTAGCAGCACCTTAGTAGGAGTAGCCTCAGAGTCCATGTCCTCAATAGGAGTAGACTCAGTAGGAGTCTTAGCATAGTCCTCAGCAGTAGGAATAGTAACTGCATCTACAATAGCTTTTAGTTCCTCTGGAGATTTACCTTGCGCCATGGCTTCTTCAAAAGCTTTATCTTTAGCTTTTCTAAGCTCAGCAGCTGCAATATCCTCAGGAGTAGGCTCTGGGTTTACATGGTGTGTACTAATGGTCATTTTCTTTTGTCCTTTCTTTGTTTACTCTTCTTTAGCTACTACGGCTTCAGTTACCTCACCTAGGTTCAATGGACCAGGGTCAGCTTCTTCACCACCACGTCGTACAGCTTCTTGACAGGCCAGCAAATGCAGCTGGTCTAAAGCAGCCTCTTGCGGCTGTAATAGCTGTGTAGCACGTGTTACAAAACTAGAATACGTCATGTGTGCATCAAGGCAATCCATGATGTCATCTTCACCTACCTTACCAGTCTTACCAGCATGTGAATCATGGATAGACTCTAACTCTTTAGATAGAGCATCCACATCATTCAAGATACCTTGTTTTACTTCATCTAGGTATTCTTTATTCTCTACGTAATCGGACATCTTATCTACAGCAGCAATCATTTCATTCTCAGCTGCTAAGATATCCTTACCTAATTGATAAGACTCCTCTAGTTCGTCCCAAGTCATGCTGTCTACAGCTTCTTGGTATTGTTTGTTTTGTGCTTTAGCTTGGCGTTTAGCTTGTTTAGCAGCGGCACGGCGTTGTTCACGATTCATGGTACTCATTTGGCTTATATCCTTTAATAAAAAGAGACTACAGGGAAAATATGAAACTGCCTATTACTACAGACTGTGGTAAAGACAGCAGTCATTTACAGACTATACAAGCACTCACAATAGTAGTATTTTACACGATAGAATATAAAACACCTATTGAGTACTGTATTACTTTAAGGAATGGAATAAAGATGGATGATTTGATTCTAAATTACTTATACGAGAATTTCTCAGCTGAGCTAGCTGATGAAATGATTAAAGCAATAGACATGCTGGAGCAGTTAGATTACTCAGCATTACAGACTGATTTACTTAACATTATTAATGAGGTTGAACTAGTAGGTACTAATAATACCAATGACCGTATCTACAATGTAATCCATGCTCAGCAGATATTAGCATTAGAAGAGTTTGGTATTAGACTGGATAATCAAGCTACATTTATCTTTGCTAATGACTTATTAGAACTACTCCTAACCATGGAAGATATCCATGATGTAGAACCTTTATTGAACATCATCAATTCAGCTAATAATCCATTAGAAGCATTTGCCGATTTAGCAGATGAACTCACTGATTATTCAGCTGAAGATTATCTTACTTACGTAATAGAGGTATCACCTATGCTCTTAGCTAGAATCAAAGAGCTATTCAATAATACCTTCAATAATTCTACATTAGAAGAACAAGATGAATTAACTGCTGAAGATACTGCTCTGATGAATACTAAGCTAGCTCTACTCAAACAGTATCGTACATTCATTCATGATGAGGGTGGTATACTCTCTGAATTATTCAGACTAGGCTTACCATTACTCCTACCATTTGAAATCTATCTCTCTAAGATTGATGAAGAGTATCGTGGTAACATAGACCACTTCTACTTACGCTCGCTCATGCAAGCTGCTATAGCGTGTGACTCTACTAATGACCCTATCACTGTAGTGCACACTAATCTAGAGATACTCTCAGATGAGCCATTAAAAGCAGTAGAGATAGATTCAGCTTTCAAACAGCATGCTCAGGAATTTCAAACCTATTTAAAAGGACTCAATAAATGAAACGACTAGATTACTTTCTAGCTGCTATCAAAGACAAAGCCTATACACGTACCGATTGGATACGCTCTGTCTTTTGCATAGTACAAGAAGACCCTGAAGCTTACAAGAAAGACCCTTATGCTTATCGGCTAATCCAAAGACGTGATGGTTATTTCTTCCTAGACCCTAATAACAATCTAGAGCCTACTAAGCTAACAGATGCCGACATTACTAAAGAGCTGCTCTTTCCAGCTGATGTCTTAGACGTACCCTTGGGTATTCTACCTAATACACCTAAAGCTATTAAAGCTACTACAGTAGGTAATGTACTCTTTAATGCTATCGTAGTAGCTCATCCTTTTAAAGACAAGATAGACTTCCTAGAAGGACAAATCTCTATTAAGAAACTAGATGTCATTATTGCAGATAGATTAGTAGACGATTTACCTGAAGGTGAGCTACCACCAGATGATACTAAAGATATCTACGTACATGAGTATCTAAAATACACTACCTCTATTCGTCTTATTAATGAGATAGCTGACTTCTTTGTACCGGCAGCTAGTGAGAAAACCATGACACCTCCTCCTGGTATTAAAGAATATCGTAAGAAGCTAGTAGAAGAAAATAAAGACAGGCTCAATGACCCAGCTGTATTAGCTGATATTGATGCTAAGCTGCAGGAATACGACAGAGCCTATTATCAAGATGATGATGATGCCATGGGTTTTGTACCTACACAGAAGTCAGAAGTAAGACGCAAACTGTTCCTTACTGTAGGTGCACAAGCAGGTTTCGGTGACGGTATTAAAGTAGAGCATGTAGAGAAATCACTCTCGGAAGGTACTGATATTGATAAGATGCCAGTATTATTCTCAGGCTCACGTGCAGGCTCATTTAACCGTGGGCACCAGACCATGATGGGTGGTGCTAAGTTTAAAGAGCTGATTCGCGCAGCTTCTAACTCTAAAATATTAGATGAAGATTGTGGTACTAATATTGGAGCTATGACACTTATCACTAAAGACAATGCTAAGCTCTTTCTTAAACGTTATTACCTAGAAAATGGTAAGACCGTTCACATCACTGAAGAGAACATTGATTCATTGATAGGTAAGACTATTAACCTGCGCTCACCACGCTATTGTAAAGCCGAGCACACTGACTACTGTCGTTATTGCGTAGGTGATGATTTAGCACTACAGCCTAAAGCTGTAGCTACAGCAGTAGCTGATATTGGTTCAGCTTTCTTGACGCTCTTTCTTAAGAAGATGCACGTATCAGGTCTCGCTACTGCTAAATTAGACCTACCTAGCTCTCTAAGCTAGCTGTTTAAAGTTATACTGTGACTAGTCAATAGTCTAGAGAGTACTCTTTTCTTAAACCCTTTTCCTTTTCTAGAGAGGTATTTAAACATGGCACGTAATAATAAGCCTAATACACAAGACCAAGAACCTGAAGTAGTAGAGTCTACTGAAACAGAACAAACTACTGAAGAGACTGTAGTACAGACTACTCCTGAAGGTGTTTCTGAACTAACTCAAGCCGTAATCAATGCTGACCCTAAAGAGCAAGATAAGCCAGTAGAACCTACTCCTACACCAAACCCACAAGAGCCTGTAGTGACGCCTACTCCAGTAGAAGCTACAACCTCTAATGCAAAGTCAATAGTACTGACTCCGGTAGGTCCTGCTGCAGGTATCGCAGAGGAACTGGCTCAGTACAAGGAAGCGATGATTCCTGGCAAGTATGTGCCAGCTGTTACTGGTGCTGAGAACCAACGCAAACTCTTCCGTTTAATTGAGCGTACTATCAATCGTGTACCTGATGAGTCTTTCAAAGACTGCATGAATACACTTTTAGAGTGGTTCCATGAGAACGAGAATGGTGTAGCTGGTGAAGCTTACGTATTCCGCTTCCCTGGTGAATGGCGTGGTACTCCTGATGAGTACTATGCTTATATTCGCTTGATTACATTGTTCCGTCAATTAGCTAACCCGTCTACACGTGCAGCTGTAGTAGCTACTACAGGTTTTGAGTACTACCTGCAATACGGTACTACTGAAGCTGGTCGTGAACGTCTGTTAGCTTTCTTCGGTAAGTAACTACTGGTAAGTATACTACTAGAGTAACAGGACAGGGTCTTAGGACTCTGTCCTAGCTCTATGACATTTAAACAAAGGAAAATACAAATGAGTAATTTGAATTGTGATAAAGATATTGCTTGGTTGCAATCTCGCTTGATTGAAATGGGTGCTTCTATCACCCCAGATGGTATTGCTACCCCTGAATTAGGTAAAGTCTTCATTGAGACTATGCGTAATAAAAATGCACAAGCTATTACTACAGCTGAGCTACAAGCTATTGCTAATGAACTAGGCGACCCTAGCATGGGACGTATTAAAGCTGTAGCTGAAGTAGAATCAGCAGGTGGTGGTTGGGATGATACAGGTTTAGTCAAAATCCTGTTTGAACGTCATCGCTTCTACAAGTACTGCCCTGTACACAAACGCCCTCTTAACCAACCTGACATCTGTAATCCACAACCTGGTGGTTACACTATCGATGCTGATAAAGATGGTATTAATGATTCTTGGGAGAAACTAGCTCGTGCTGTACTGATTGACCCACTAGCAGCATTGAAGTCTATCTCTATTGGCAAGTTCCAAGTGATGGGTGAACATTTCGCTCTCTGTGGTTACGAGCATCCTTTCTACATGCTGAAAGCCTGTACTGCTAGTGAGAAAGCTCATTACGAGCTACTAAAAGACTTTATCTTGAAAGTAGCTAAAATCAAGCCAGCTTTTCTGAGAGTGTCTTCTAATCCAGCTGATTGTGTACCATTCGTAATGGCTTATAATGGCTCAGGTTACAAAAAGAACAACTACGATGTTAAACTAGCTCAAGCTGCTAAGAAATACGGAGTAGCATAAATCATGGCACCTGTAGTACCTATAATAGTCGCAATCTACACTAAAGCTAAGAAGATATTCTCTAAGCTATTCTCGAATAAGAATACTTGGATAGTACTGATGGCTTTATTCACTGTTTACATGTGCCATAAGGCTATCGTTAGCTACGGTACAGCTAAGTACGATGAAGGCTACGCTGCCGCTATGAAGAAAGTAGAAGAGCAAAATAAGATTGCACTTAAAGCTCGTCGTATCGTAGCTGAAGAAGCTAATAAAGAACTTACTGATACTCGTAAAGAGCAACAGCAAGTAGTAGAAAAGACTAACACTATTATCGAGACACAAATTGTAGAGAAACCTATTTACAAGGAAAATCCTACTTGTATTGATGATACGTCAGTCTCAGCTATTAATAAGCTAATTGAATCAGGAGAGAAGAAATGAAGAATTTAGTATTACTCAGTATCTTACTCCTAGTAGGTTGTGCCACTAAAGAGAAAGTAGTACCAGCTCCTGCTACCAGCACTACTATACCTGAAGCACTCTTACAAGAGTGTAAAGTATTACCTAAGCTAGAGGACGGTAAAGCTGTAACAGTAGTACGCTGGTCAGCTAAAGTAGTAGCACAGTACAACGATTGCAAGTTTCAGCATTCAGCATTGATTAAAGCTGTAGCTGATAAAGAAATCGTAATCAAGAAATAAATGAATACGGCATATACCCTAGGAGAGCTTTATAGGCTCTCCTAGGACTATGTCTGTGCATCTAAGCTTTTACACTCTCTACTTTACCACCATCAGTCACTACTTTCTTTTCACCTTTATACAACGCTAAAGCATTACGCATAGTAGGTAAGCCAAATCTAGCAGTAACAAATTCTACACTATTAGTGTGTCCTCCTGATAAGTTAATACTACTCATCAGCGCATCATGCTGACTGGTACCTTCTAGTTTACAGAACACTACTTTATTAGTCTCTTTACTTACATTAAAGACAATAGTGTTACTAGGATAAGCACTACTTACATCCAAATCGTATACGTGCAAATAAGCACGAGTACGCATGCTAGGAAACTCTTTAATACATTGCAATCCTTCATCCTGTACTAGAAACGCTTTCAGATTGACAATCATGCCTTTATTAGGTGGTGTCAGTTCATCTAACTCACCTAACATATTAGCGCTAGTAGTGCCTAAAACACTAGCATGTTCATTTAACAGATAGCAATGTAACTCATCCACTACACGAGTAGGTTGACTAGGTAAGCTAGCAAAGTCACTAAAAGCACAAGCATCAGGTACATCTACAGCTAAGTCATTAGTCTTCTCATCTAGTAACTCTACTGAGATACAGTCAAAGATGTTGTAAATCACATATTCAACAGGATAGTTCTCCTGCATGAATTCATGCCATTCTACACCATCCCCAAATTTATCAGCTTGAGTAAATCTCAGCTTACGCTCACCTAGTTCTTGACCTAAGATATAATTCAAGCTATAACTAGGTTGCTCTTTACCAGTACGTAGTCTACGATATACACACATGCTATCTATCAGGTAGAAACTACTAGGACAATACACAGTATGCCATTGGTCAGCCATGCCAATAGGACTAGCTTTACCACTAGCCATTATCTTAATCTTTTTACCTTCTTTGTATCTAAAGAAACGATAGTCTAAAGGTACACTAGGGTCACTGAAGATATCTTTAGGGTCTACACCTGCTCTTTCACAAGCTTCCATTACCTTAGGCATATCGAAGTTGATATTCCACATAGTCAGAAAGTCAGGACGCCACTCATGCGCCTTAGCAAATACCTTTCTAATTACATCAATCTCTTCAGGTACTAATTCAAACTCTAATGTAATATTTCTCTCTTCTTTATACTTACCTAAGTATTTCTCAAAAGCTTGTTGTACATGTATTTCAGCATTAGCTATACCTTCAAAGAACTTAGCTTGACAAGCTGTATACACTTTATCCTTAAAGCTAATAGTAGCCATGATGATAGTACCATCACTGATAAATGTCTCAGTATCGAATACAGCTACACTATTGAAACTCACAACTTCAGGAAACTTCTCACGATATCTATCCTTAATCAAAGCAGTAGAGAGCTTATCAGTACCGTACAGATAAGGACTATCAGCTAAGTCTCTCAGTGTACCTTGAAAATAAGGTTTACCTAATGCCTTAGCAATAGAGCGTACTAGCTTACTCTCTGTACATTGATATTCTTTCAAATTGACTAAGTACTCACGTTCTTTCTTTTGCTGATGCACACGTCTACCTTTAGTAGTCAACCAAAAGCTTCTTTTAAAATTCCTCACTAGTCTTACATTAGGTACAGTAGTACCATCCTTCAGATGTAGTCTCTCTTTTACTAAATGATAATCATCACTAGCGCCTTTAGGTGGTCTGCAATATACAGCAAACTTACACTCACGTGCTACAATATCTTCCTTATTAATCATCGCTAAGTACTCCTATTTTTCTAAAAGTATGACTTATACAGTCTCATTTTATTAAAGCTGTACACTACAGCATTAGCTAAGTGTATTTTCCGTTAAAAACTAAAGCAACAGAAAGTGAATCAATAATCATGACACGAGTGCGCACCGTAGGACAGGAAACTATTGACCAACAATCTGATGCGTTTAAGAAGGCACTGATGATAAAGCTTGAGGATTACATTAATCTCAGTGAAAAAGACCTCTTAGACACAGCAGAGTCAAAAGACCTAGCCGATATTATCAAATCATTTACTGGCATGTCAGTACATGTACAGTTTAGTAAATTAGCTACACACATGGTACCTTTAGATGTCAAAGCTAACAACATCTTAATCAATAAAGCAGTACGCAAATGGTTTACTAATTCAGTAGGCATGGCTGCTATTAATGCTGGTAAAGGTACTACCTCTATCCTAGTAGACCTAGAGAAAGGTAAAATTACAGGTGCCCTTACTGAGTATCGCTTTACACTCAATATTGGTACTGAAGTAATGAATGGTAAATTCACTACAGGTGAACTAGCTGCTATCATTCTACATGAAGTAGGACATGCCTTTACTTATCTAGAGTACATTGTAAGAGCTGTTACTACTAACCAAGTAATGGAAGGTGTAGCTAAAGAGCTAGCAGGTACTAATGACATTAAGAAACGTGAAGCTATTCTGGTAAGTGCTAAACAAGCATTACGTTTGAAAGACTTAGATGCAGCTAGCTTAGCTGCCTGTGAGGATAATAAAGTAGTAGAGTATACACTAATCTCTTCTACTCTTACTGAACCTGATTCACAATCAGGCTCTAGTATCTACGATGAGAATAGCTTTGAAATGCTAGCTGACCAGTACGCAGCTCGCAATGGTGCAGGACGTGACCTAGTAACAGCTCTAGACAAGCTACACAAATCACGTCAAGTCAAATACATCTCTTATCGTAGTACTGGAGAATATCTCTTTGTAGAAGCACTCAAAGTAGTAATGCTAGTCGTAGGTATGGCTAATCCAGTATCACTCTCAGGCGTAATCTTCAAAAGCTTGAGCTGGTGGGGGTTCATGTTCATGCTAGCAGCTGACTCACACACTACTATCTACGATAGACCAGAACGTCGTCTGACTCGTATCCGTCAGCAGGTACTAGACCGACTCAAAAACTACAAAGGAGCTATCTCCAAAGAGGAAGAAGATAATCTTCTAGAAGACCTCAAAGTAATTGACAAGATTACTGAGGATGTCAAAGACAAACGTCAACTCCTCTCTTACCTAGGTGCTGTATTCTCCAGAGCACATCGTGAACGTTATAAACAAGAGCAGCTACAAAAAGAGTTAGAGTCTCTAGTATATAACGACCTATTTAAATTATCCGTAGAACTGAAAAGAGAAGCCAAATGAACAATCTGAAAATTATTGACTTATTAAATCGTCTCACTAGTGACCGACTAGAGCAACAAAAGCTATTCTGCTTTGCAGCTGCTTTACAAGTAGCTTCTACATTAGAGTTACCTGCTGAACCAGTACCAGCCGGACCTCATTCCTATTTCACAGCAGCTAAACGTTTAGAAGTAGAGAATCAAATGTCTTTTTACAATGAAGTATTTGTATTTGATTTTAAAGCTTCTATCTCATTAGTAGAGACTCTATTCGTACGTCGCTATAAAGCAGCATTCTCTAGCTCTGATTCTAATACTCTCTTAGATGAAATCATCATTGAGAATACACTCTTGTCACAAGCTGATAGAGAGTACATGACTGAAAAACAGCAAGAGCTTGCTTCATTACTGTACCTACTCAAGGAGTGCTAATAAATGGCCAGTCTCAATGAATGGGCGTACACCCAAGAAGAGCAAGACCTCTTAGACTCTGAAGCTGACTTGGAGCAGCAGATAGTCCTAGAGGAAGAAATCAATGGTGTATTACAACGTTTGAAAGCCGATGAAGTACACTACGATGACTTGGTAAGGCTGAAAGAAAAGATTATTGCACAAGGTGGTTTGGATAGAGCTACAGCTGAAGAAGCTATGCTGCTTATTAAAGACTTCAACCGCAATAAACCATTGAACGCTTATCCTACTGTAGCTACAGAGCAATACTTAGATACGGCTCTAGAAGAGATAAACTTTACAGTATACGCTGGCATTGGCGCTTTGTTTATAGCTATTCTAGCTTTTATTGCTAAAGTATTTGGTAAAGGTAAAGGAGAAGGTGGTTCAGGTGGGGGAGGTATTACTGCTAAGGTACAATCCTCAGCTAAAACTACAGAGAAAGTCGTACGAGTAGTACACAAACTAGAAGACCCTACTGACTTTGCTAAAGAGCTAGAAAACATGATGCGCGAAGACATCAAGATGTTAGTAGACGGTAAAGAATTGATTATTAAGTCACCTAGTGACCTAGATGAGAAGATTCTGCCTGATAATATCCTAGCTACTCCAGCTAAGCATGATTTTAACTCTATTAAAGAGAATATTAGTCTTACTCGTCTCATCAAAGCTTATTGGTTCTCTAAGAACAAATTAGCTAATAATTTCGATGAGATTGCTAATGCATTAGATCACGATACAGACTTGCTTCTAAAACAGCTGACGTATGTATACGACCAGTTTGTAGAGATGGAAAGTAAGGCTGATGAAATCAGTGATGAACTGTTAAGCACAGGTGGTGCTGGTAAGCAAGTAATAGACCACACCAAAAACGAGTATAGGCAAAACGCTAAAGACATGACTGAGTTTCTGAGTATAGCTGCTACTACTAAAGACAAGCTAGAAGCTTTCCTTAAGAAACTGGGTCAGCCTGTAACAGATGAAGATACTAAAGACAGTATTATTAATCGTTACAGAAACTTTGCTAATGAAGAGACAGATGAGTTCAATGCGATTGCTAAAGACTACGCTAAGAACCCTGTTATGTTTGTAGCTACTATGCTAGATACTCTGAAAAATGATTCTAGCAATCACTCTGATTATGCTATCAAAGCTGCCGATATCGCAAAAACTACTGATGAATTAGTAGAGAAGATTGAGAGCCTGATTAAGAAGAGCGAGTATGTAGCACAGCAACATGAAGTAGCAGCTAATAAAGGTGCAGTGCCTGAAGAAGAAAAACTCAAAGACCGTAACCTACAAGCAGCTATTGCTACTACTAAACGTATTACTAATCACCTACAACGTACATTAGTAGCATTAGTAAAAATCAATGCAGTATGTAATGCAGTATTGATAGACTACAACAAGTCATTAGGTTTTGGTTATAGTCAGTACGCTAAGCTTACTGGCGAATTCATGAAAGTAGCTGAGAATAAGACTAAGTTTGCTGACTTAGCTAATATTCACAAATACTTTACTGACGCAGTCAAAGAGCTGAAAGCTACTAAATAGCTTGTGAAAACGGCATACTCCTAGGGATAGCTTAATTGCTATCCCTAGGGTCTATGCTGTACTAATTAATCCAACTCTTTTGTATCGTGACGGACATAATCACAAGTCACGTCTTCTTCTACAATCAAACTACCGTCACCCTGAGCTACTAGACGTTTCTTCAGTGATAGACGTTTAGCATCATTCAGTACAGTAATGACTTCAGTACGTTCATTACCACCTAAACCACTAATGTCAATACCAATCACGTCTTCACCAAATGTCTCTTTAAGAGCATCTAGTATATTACTGTTAGTGATGATGTCTTTCTTCAATTCTTCACTTAATACACGAATAGCTGCAGTATTCAGTTCAGCTCTCAATGCATTATCGCTATAAACAGTATCACTGACATATAGCTTCAGTACAAAGCGCTGTGCTGAATCAATGAATGTACGAGCACTATTATTAATCATGACATCAATCTGACCTACAGTAGACTTAGGATAGAAGTAAATCTTAGTCTGTTCTAACAGGTTCTTATTTATACTACCTAAGCCATCTACTATCCAGTCAATAAAGGTACGATTAATCTCATCACGATAAGCTACAGTAGCAGCGTCAGTAGCAAACCAATAAGCACCCTCAATCATCATTACGTCTAATTGACGATTCAAACCGTAATCATCAGCAAAGCTAGGTTTACCATTAGCATCTAATACGACATCACCTTTACGATGCTTATACATGGGCTTATTATTAGCATCTAGTACTGGGTCACCTTTACGGTGTTTTATTCTGTATTCCACCTTACCATTTACAATTTGTACACTACTGCCAGTAGTGGGGTCAATATCATGTACATCTTCTTCGTAGAGTAGTGGTACATCCGCATTATAAGTCAAGTAATCACCAGTACTAATAATACTTCTAGACCTAGACCAAAGATTATCAAGACTTCTACCAAAAC